TTAATCCTCCACTTGCTGCTGAAAAAGATAATGGATAATGTGTATTAGCTGCAAAAGTATCTATATTTACATAATTAGCACCAAAATAAGCATATTGAGTGTTTACCTTATTACCACTTGCCTTAACTAAATTATTTGTAGAATCAACTGTTAAAATTGCAGTTCCACTTTTACCCAATACTTTTAATATTGCAAGCCCATCAGAATCTTTTGGCTGTATTGCAACTTGGTCATCAGAAAGAGCCAATGCACTCTGTGTTCCTTCACCATCTTTAACAACCCTTGTAGTAGAATCAACACCACTATTAGAGTTATCCATTTGCAGTATGTCTTTATAACTACTTGATTTTGTTTTTCCTGTTAAACTCATTGTGAATTAATCCAATCTACTATTTCATTAATTTTCTTTGTAGCCAAAACAATCATTGATTCTAAATCTTCATCACCTTGTGATTGCCAATCATCTCCTGCCCAATCAGGTAAATTTAATTTTTCCATACTACTCCTAACTAAAATCTGCTATTGTATAATTCATATAAAAAGTAGCTCCATCTACACTACCTGAAGTAATTGCTGAACTTAATTGTAAAAGTATGCCACAATTTGTTACATCATCATCTTGATATGCTTCAAGTGGGAATCCACTACCAAAAGCATAAACTCTATCTCCACTTTCATAAAACATAAATCTTCTAATTTGTGCTAAATATTGCCCTGCACCTGTTCCACCACCTGCCCAAAAATATACTAAATTTGCTGAAACAGTATTTTGAGTTGAAGAATCTCTGTTTACAAGTATAATAGCATTTAATGGTACAATTACTTTATCTGCTCCTGGTGGTGCTACTAATTGTTTAGGAGTAGTATGAAGTGCATTAAACTCTGCTTCTGAAATATCAACTGATGCTTTATATACTATTTCTGTATGATTTGAAATTGTACTTGCTGTAACACCTGCACCTGAATCTACATAAGCCTTAATAGATTGTTGTGTAGCTAAAGCAGTATTTGAATCATGAGCCATATCATCTTCATCATAAATATTAGTCATTTCTGAACTGCCACCAATAGAAAGTTTATCAGCATTAAAAGAATCAACATTAGTAATATCATTATCACCAAAATCAACATCACCTGACATAGTGCCACCTGCAAGTGGTAGTTTAGTGTCATCAGAGCCACCTGCTTCAATTCCTGTAGTTGTACCTGATACTACTAAATTCTTAACTCTTACATCTTCAGTAGAAATCTCTAATGCACTATCAGTACCATCTGAATCCTTAACAGGTTTTAGATGATTATCAAGAGGATTTTCTATGTTTAAATCTTTAGGCATTTCCAGCCTGTGAATCATCAATTACATCAATCATTTCTTCTTCCTGCTCTATTATTTCTATAAGTGCTAATTTATCTTCTATTGCTTCTATTCTATCTATTGCAATTACAGGTGGATGTGATACATCTTTTAGTTTTTGTATCTCTTTTTCAAGCACATCAATCCTTAAATCTGCATCATTAGGCTTTTCCATATAATCAAGCACTTTATCTAACTTAAATACCTTTATTAAATGGTCTAATACCTTTGGTAATACTAATCTTATAACAGCCTGTGGAAGCATTTATTTTTTCATTCCTTTAGCAACATCAATTATTACATCTTGAATCATAGCAATTAGTTCACCTTCTTGTTTTTCATCTAAAATTGGAATATTCATTTTTTTATTGATTTTTTCATTTACTAATTCTTTATTATCTTTCATATATTTAACAAAATAATCAACTGCAAAATTATTCAACCATTTAGTCCATTTACCCATCTAACACCACTCCTTAATCTTTTTTAGTAATTGTTCTTTGTTCTTTGCTTTTTCTTCTGCTAAATAATGTAATAACAATTTAACAGAACCATCTAAATCAGTTAATTTAATTTCATTCTGCTTTGCATTGTCAATCAATTTTATGACAATTCCTTCAAGCCTTTTAAAACGCTCATCAAGTTCTTCCATAAGTTCATCTTGGATAAACTTATTTTGCTTCCATATAAAAAAACCAAAAGCACATGATACTGCAATAGGCACACCATATTGGTCAAGAATCTGAAATATATCCATCTACTTGTTCCCATCAATTAGATTGCCCCATACCATAGCCTTACCTTCAATTATTTGTACAATATCTACTGTAAACTTACCTTTATCATAAAAATCTACTATTGCAAATGCGTGTTGCCAATTATGTTTTTTGTTGTTTAACCAAGCATTTTTATCACTTGACATATCCTTTAGGCATCCAATGGAATATGCTGATTTTACCCCATCCATGTTTGTTACAGATGCCACCTGTACATCATGGTGATGCCCATACATTATATTACAACCAAGCCTGTTAAGATGATTCCTTGCATGGTGCATACTTGCAAAATGATGCCCATGATAACAAAACAATTTTCCAAACTTTGCGTATTGACCAAATGGATGATGTGTATAACCTCTTTCTTTTAATTTAACAACATTTTCAAACTTATAATCAAGATAACTATGCTCAATGTGGAATTTTGTCATCCAATTATCATGATTGCCCTCTGTAATATGCTTGTTTTTACAATTAACCTTATCAAGTGCTTCATCAATTATATCCATACCATCATTGACATCTTTAATATCTTGCTCAATACTTGGTAAAATATATTCTAATGGTGGTCTTTTTTTCTTTGCCCATTTCCAATGAGAAGCACCTTCAAATTCTCCAACATCACCCAAATCACAATAGGCATCTGGTTTAACTAACTCTATAGCTTTGCATACTACCTTAATTGCTGCATA